AAGGGTCCTTCTCTCCCCGACGCCTATAGGGCGGCTCGAAACCGCATAACTACGCACGTCCTCGGCCATATGCAGCCGGTTCTCGGTCATTCTCGGAGGCCCCATGGCGCAGCGTTACGGCCGCGATGACCACGCCTACCTAGCCGCCCGACGTCGTGTCCTGAAGGACGCGACGGTTTGTCACCTCTGCGGCGGCGAACTCGACTTCAACGCACCGCCCCGAACCCGGTGGGCGCCGAGCGTCGACCACATCGTCCCCATGAGCCAGATCGCGGGCGAGGACACCCTCACCCGACGCCGGATGGGCTCAGATCCCACGAATCTCCGACCGGCCCACTTCGGGTGCAACTCCCGCCGGGGCGATGGTCGGCGGACTCCCCAGCGGAAGGCATCCCGGCGATGGTGAGCAAGGCAGCGCCCACCGTCTTCGCTGCGGTGTGCAAGCTCCTGGACGGGATGGAGCTCAACGACGAAGGCGAGGCGAACGCGGCAATCGCCCGTGCCCTTGCCGCCAAGCTGGATGAGGCAGGCCAGTCCGACTCCGGCACCATCGCCATGGCGATCTCTGGGATTGCCAAGGAGTTGCGAGCCACGGTCGAGGCCATCCTCTCGGACGCACGGGAGACTGATGCCTGGATCACCGATCTGTTCTCCGAGGTGGGCGACTCCGCGCACGCCAGGCCGTAGGACCCTCGGTCCTGCAGCGGCGAACATTGCCAAGGCGCTCGGCAAGCCGCTCATGCCCCACCAGCAACAGGTGCTGGACGTGGCGCTGGAGATCGGCGACGACGGGAAGCTCGCCTACCGCCAGGTGATCCTCACGGTGCCCCGGCAGTCTGGCAAGACGACCCTGCTTCTCGCCCTCATGCTGCTCCGGGCCATCTCGGAGCCACGGCAGACGATCAAGTACACCGCCCAGAAGGGCACCGACGCCCGCAAGAAGTTTGTGGACGATTGGCTCCCCGAGCTGGTCCCCTCCAAATTCGGTCAGCTGTTCAAGCCGCGGCTGACCAACGGGCACGAAGCCCTCATTTTCCGCAATGGCTCGCAGTTCGGGCTACTCGCAACCACCCAGTCCTCGGGTCACGGTGCGACCGTCGATCTCGGGATCCTGGACGAAGCCTTCGCCCACCCTGATGCCCGACTCGAGCAGGCGCTCGGACCGGCGATGATCACCCGCCCTCAGCCGCAACTCTGGGTGGTGTCGACCGCGGGCACCTTCGACCAGTCCCCATACCTCTGGGACAAGGTGGAGAAGGGACGTCAGATCGCGGAGTCGGGTATGACCGCCAAGGTCGCCTACTTCGAGTGGTCTGCCGATGAGGACGACGATCCCGCCGACGAGGACGTGTGGTGGAGGTGCATGCCGGCCCTCGGCCGAACGGTGCCCATCGAAGCCGTGCGGGCCGAGTTCGAGTCCATGGATCTCTCCGAGTTCCGGCGCGCCTACCTGAACCAGTGGGTCACCCAGTCCAACGACCCGGTGATCCCGCTCGCAGATTGGAACGCGCTCACCGACGAGATGTCCCAAGCCATTGACCCGGTGTGCTTCGCCTACGACATCACCCCCGACCGCTCCACGTCCTCCATCGGAGTGGCGGGGAAGCGGGACGACGGGCTCTGGCACCTCGAGGTCATTGAACAGAAGCGTGGCACCGGGTGGGTCGTCCCCCGACTCATCGAACTCAACCGCGACCACCGTCCCACGGCCATCCTCTGCGACCCCGGAGGACCCGCTGGATCGCTCCTGCCGGACCTGGAACGGGACCAGCTTCCCATGGTGCCGATCAGCGCCAAGGAGCACGCACAGGCGTGCGGGATGTTGTTCGACGCGGTGGTGGACAAGACGTTGCGCCACATCGGAGATCCTGCGCTGGCCTCGGCCATTGACGGCGCGGTGAGGCGCCCACTCGGTGACGCGTGGGCGTGGAGCCGCAAGACATCCTCCGTGGACATCTCCCCGCTGGTTGCCTGCACCATCGCCCTCTGGGGCGCTCAGACGCAGACGGGGACCGGCGAGGTGGGCATCTGGAGCCTCGACGAGATCGTCAAGGAACTCAGGGAACGCGAGCAGAAGGACGGCCAATGACACCACGACACCATCGCATGACCGTCAACCCGACTGGACCCGACAACACCCACTTCTGTTCGTGCGGAAAGGCTCACGGTCTCGATTGGGACGGCTGGGCACCCACCCGCGCACCCGATTACGCCGGAAGTCCCGAACGTACCGACGGTTGGGGGTCTGGATATGTCCGCGGTGACCGTTTCTGGACACGGGTGACGATGTCCCACGGTCGCGAGGTCCGCTAGTGCCGCTCGGGGATGTCCTCGAATGGCTGTCCGCCATCGCCCTGGTCGCCGCTGCCTACCTCATCGGAGGACTTGGCGCCGCCCTGGGTGCAACCGCTGTCGCGCTGTTCTACCTGGCCCAGGTCTACGACCACACGTTCGTGAACCTCCGCCTGCGGCGCAAGAAGGATGAGCCGTGACACTTCGTCGCCTGCGACAGCCCGTCGAAGAGACCCGTTCGGGCACGGGCACCTCGTGGCCGAACGGCTGGGGCTGGACCGACCCAACCGCCGTGCCTCCGCCGGGGATGTACAGCATGGCTCGCGCCGGCGTCCCCGTCACGGCCCACACGTCCCTGCAAGTGGACTCCGTGTTCACTGCCCTCCGTGTCCTGTCGAACGCCATCATCAAGATGGGCAACCCGCGGGCCTACCGCATCGCACTGGACGGACAGAATCGCCCCTACAAGGCATGGCTGGCTAACCAGCCGAGCATCCTCACCGCAACGTGGGGTGGACAGTGGCAGTACGACGGCCTGGCGCGTTCGATCGTGTCCCTCGCCCTGTTCGGTGAAGCGTTCTGGTACACGCTCACTCGTGACTACCTGGGCTTCCCCTCCGCCCTCGAAGTCCTGAACCCGGTGTTCGTGGAGATCAAGAAGAACCGTTCGACCGGGGTGACCGAGCACTGGTACGGATCAGGTCCCACCAAGGTCCAGCTCGCCGAGGAGAACCTCACACACATTCCGTTCATGGCCATGCCGGGGGCCGAACGCGGACTGAACTCGATTGAGTACGCCGGCGTCGCCTACGCCCTCGCCCTCGCTGCAATGGAGTACGGACAGCGGTGGTTCGCCCAGGGTGCATCCCCGTCGTTCCTCCTGTCGACCGAGCAAAAGCTCGGCCGCGAAGAAGTGGAGCGCATCGCCCAGAAGTTCATGATCGAACACTCGGGACTTTCGGCGTCCCACCTCCCGCTGGTGGTCGACTCTGGTGTCAAGGTCGAGAAGATCAGTTCAACTCCCGACGAGGCGCAGTTCATCGGCACGCTTGAATACGCCCGGATGTGCATCGCCGCCTGGTTCGGCCTGCCGTCCCACCTCGTGGGTGGCTCTGCCGACAAGGGCAACGTCTGGGGCAAGACGGTTCAGGAGCAGGGGTTCCAGCTCGCCGACTTCACCCTTTCGGGCTACACCACCCGACTCAACGAGGCGTTCTCCTCGCTCCTGCCTCGAGGCGTGTTCGCCGACATGGACGAGTCGATGATCCTCCGGGCCAACGCAGCCGACCTCGCCGCCGAGATCACAGCTCTGCGCACCATGGCAGTCACCACGCAGAACGACATCCGGGTGACCAAGCTCAAGATGGCTCCGGTTCCCGGGGGGGACGACATCAACGCCCCCCTGGCTTCCAACGTGGCCCCTGGTGCCGCTGGGGCGACGATCGCTGGCGCCGAGCACGAAGACAACGCCGGGAGCAACTCGGGTGCCTAGACAGCGCACAGCGGCTGTCACGGAGCACTACAAGCCCAAGCTGGTAGCGGCCCTGCAGACCAACGATGCGAAGCAGATCTACCCGGTACTCCGGGCCACGGTGATCGCCGCATGGCTTGCCGCCGTGCACAAGGCGGCGTCGAAGGCTCCCGCAATCGCGACCGCCGTGCAGACCAACGGGCTTGATCTCGCCGTTCCACCACAAACGCCGATCGACTGGGCCGAGTCCGCCGACATCCCAGGAGACGCGCTGCCCTCCGGTTTGGCGATCCAACTCGCCGCCATGGCCGACTACGCGGAGAACCTCGCAAGTGGTGACTCCGACCTCGACCCGGACGACCAGGCCGACCAGATCATCCGCACTACGGCCAATGAGATGGCCGAAACCGCCGCACAGGCCGCCTACGCAGCCGGTGGGGTCGACCAGTGGAACGTCGAACTCGACGGCCCCAACCCCTGTGTTGCCTGCCAGGAAGCGGCCGACAATGGCCCGTACGACACGGGTGACGGGCCCGATCTTCCCATTCACGCCATGTGCGAGTGCGAGTCAGCACCCGTCACCGATTCCTCGGAGTCCCGTTCTTGGAGCGGGTACCACAACAGGAGAACCGCTATGTCCGAGAAGTACGACGCCGACGCTCTCAAGGATCTCGCCGCAAAGGGCAAGGCCATGAAGAACGATGACGGTTCCATCAGCTACCCGATCGCCGACGCCGAGGACCTGTCCAAGGCCATCAAGGCGGTCGGACGGGGGAATGCCGACCACGACTCGATCCGTCTACACATCATCGAGCAGGCCGCCAAGCTCGGTCTGTCTGATCAGATCCCCGACAACTGGGACAAGACGGACGGCTCGCTGACCGATCAGAAGTCGGCGGACGTCAACTCCGAGGACCGCAAGGACTGCCCCACCTGCAACGGCGACGGAAAGATCAAGGGCAACACCACCAAGTGCCCGGACTGCGACGGAACGGGCAAGCGCGCCGCCCGTCGTCCCCGTGCACGTCGGGAGATGGCACTGCAGCACGAGATGCGGCGTTTTCACACGAACGAGATCCGAGCCGGCAAGCAGACCGACGACGGGCTGGTCCCGCTCGAGGGAGTCGTGATCCGCTACGGGGTCCCCTACGAAGTCAACGACATGGCCGGGACGTTCACCGAGACGATCCACCGTGGAGCTGCCACCAACGTTCTCGCCGGCAAGCCGGACATCCGGATGCTGTTCAACCACGACGGCATGCCGCTTGCCCGTACGGGCGCCAATGCGTCCCTCGACGCCTGGGAGGAAGACGACGGACTGCACATCCGCGCCATGGTCGACCCCCGCCAGACCATCGCCAACGACCTCATCGTCGCCCTCGAGCGCGGCACCGTGACCCAGATGTCCGTTGGGATGCAGGTTGACCGGGAGCAGGACCAGTGGAGCGGTGAGGACGAGTACGGGCTGCCAAACGTCCGCAACATCTTCGGCCTGGACAACATCTTCGACGCCTCAGCCGTCACCTACCCCGCGTCCACGACCACGACCCTGGCCCTGGCGTCGCGCATGAACGACATGCCCCCGGAAATCACGGTCCGCACCCAAAAGCTCTGGGAACTCGCCCGCGAGGGACGCAAGGGCACCATCTCCCAGGCTGACTCGGACACGCTCATGCACGTCATCGAGGGGCTCCACGCGGTTCGTTCGTCGGGGCCGATGACTCCGGACGACGTGCGCGAGTCCCTCGGCCTCATGCCGCTTGACGACGCCGAGAAGGCTGACCTCATCGAGCGGACCCTCGACCTGCTCTCCGAAGTCCGTGCATCGCCGACCGCGCAGGACCCGATCATCGCCAAGAAGATCGCCGACGCCCACGTCGCCGTCGCCGCCGCTCTTGCTGCCCAGGCGAAGGATCCCGACAACAATTCCGATCCGGTCGACAAGAAGGTCTGGAACCATCTCGCCCTCGCCCATGGTTCACTGACCGACGCCATGAAGGCCCAGGCGTCGGACGGCGCCCCCGATGACAACAGCGTGGAGGACTCCTCCGGTGGCCCTGACGGCACGCTCAACGGCTCCGGTCCGGCCGGCGGCGTTGGCAGCCAGGATGGCACCGGCGCCCGTTCGCTGGTCATCGACATCGACATGGACATGGCGCGTTTGCGTCGTCGTCCGTTTCTGACCCACTCGCAGTAACCCCCGGCAAGTACGCCCCGAAACCCCGTGCAGTACCCCCCGACTTCGTCGCGGGCGGAACCACGGAGGACGCGGCGGGAACGCGGTGGCAACCACCCATCTATCCGAAAGGACGAAGCTCATGGCTTCCGAAACCCTGCGTGATCTGTTCGCAAAGCGCGAGCAGGCCCACGCCGATTACACCTACGTGGCGGACGTGTACCGTGCCGCTGCCGACTCGGGCGACATTCCCGAGGGCTACGCCGAGGCGTACGCCGAGCACCGTGACGCTGTCACCGCTCTGGACGACCGC